AAGTCTAGACTTAGGATTTGCTGCTGCTTTAGGAAATTTTTTCATTTGACCAGCGCTCCTTGCACAATAAGATTTACGTCTTTTAGCAGCTTTAGATCCAGGTTTAACTTTACCTGTGACAGCTGTTTTTAATTTTGATCCTGGATTGTCGCTTCTATACTTCTTGACTCCAGCGGTAGTCATTCCCGCCCCACTCTTGGTGGAGCGAAAATATTTTTTTGTCTTTGGTGGCTGCTTATCCTTAGCCATCGAAAAATGTAGTTACATTGTTAGCAACAGTAGGGGCAAATTCTATATAACAACCTCTTTTAAATAAAACACCGTTGTCTGGTATATAAGGTGCTAACTGATCTGCTGAAGCTTCTGTTCCAAAAACTAAAGTAGAAGTTGCATTACTAATTTGTTCAGTTGAAGTAGATATATCAGCATCATAATAAGTAATATTACCCGCTGTAGCTGCACTAATACCATTAAGACCTCTTACTCTAGTTCTTCCGGTAAAGATAATACCTTTTTGTACGCTATTTAAAACAAAACCAACTGTTACGCTTCCTGTAATAGCTGCATTAACTGACAAAGCAGTTATAGTATTAAATTCAGCTGAACTTAAGGTTACATCAGCACCTGCTCCTGGACCAGCGAAAGCCGTGTTAATACTAAGCCCTGAAGGGGATGTTCCTACAACAGTAAATTGTACATCACTGTTATCATCACTATTTCCAAATACAGTTATATTTCTTCCCATATTAGTTCCTGAAATAGTAGCCACGCCAGTAGTAGTTAAATAGCCGTTTATGGTTAAAGAAGCAGCACCAGCAGTGGTTTGAGTATTGCAAATAGCAGATTCAGAAACAGTAGCATTAGCCGCAGTTAGTGTTTGAACAAACTTTGGTTTTATATTTGTTATGTTTGGCATAATAAACTCCTTTAAGTGTGGGAGCTTTCACTCCCACAAAATTAATGCTTACGCAGGTGACCCTGTGTATGTCACGTTTCTATCTTGGCTGCATGTTACATAATCAAGAGTAGTAATTCTTGTGCCAGTTGCATTACCTGAAATACTACAAGCTCCTACTTTTAGTAAAGTTGCAGAAGCTGGAATGTTTGTAGTGCTAACTCCAACTAGTTGTCTATTAATATAGAATTCAACTCTATCTGTTGTATCACCTTTAGTGAACTTAAAACCTAGTGTTATAAAAGTATCATCAGCGAGTGTTGATAAAGCGACGTTATTAAAAGTAACAACTGTCTGAGTTCCCCCAGCTTCAGTTGCTCCTTGTATGACAGCTGAACCATCAGTTAAGACAAAAGCAATTAAGTTAGCAGAAGCAAACATAGCTTCAGGGTTAGTGGTAAAAGTTTCTGTTAACCCTACTATTATGTCTGATTGTGCTACAGTTGAGTTTTTAATTCTAGTTTCAAACCACAGTGAATCTCCAACAATGGAAGGTGTTGAAAAAGTTTCTGCTTTTTGTTGAATAGAAGCTCCATCATTATCTGTTGTTGCTGCTGAGTTTAATAAAAGTTCACCAGTCGCTGAATCACCTACGGTGACGCTTGCTCCTGTATCTTTTACAACTGTCCAATTATTGTTTTCGTCAACAGCTCCTGTGCCGAAATCATCCATGTAGTAATATTGATCGGGCCACATAGATGTGTTTAAGTTTTGTAGTGCGGGACGTTGTGCTGAAAATAACAGCGGTCCTTTAAAGTGTGTAGCCATAGTAAACCTCCTTGGTTGTATAGACCTTCGATACATAGTCTCTATACCGTCTGACAAGCCAGTCTATGTATCTAATTAATGCTTGTACCTTCTGTTATAGAATAAAAAAAGGGCGCAGTAAAGCGCCCTTTAAAATTAATGTTTTAAGTTATTACTTATGCACCAGATGTACCGAATACACAACGAGGATCAGAGAATCCATAAGAATATCTCTCTCTTGCTTTGTATCTGATATTACCTGTATCGAAGTCGCCTTCCATAACTGTTTTTAATGGTGTTCTTACAAAGTGTTTGAAACCATTTGGACAGTCAGTTTTGATGTAGAAAGCATCAGCATCAGTTAAGTAGTGATTAACAACATAGCCTTCAGGAATCATTGACATGTTTCTGATTGCGTTGATGTCGTTATCAGCTGTACCAACTCTTAGTGTAGAGTTCATAAGCCTATCAGCAGAGAATTGTAATTGTCTTGGGACAATTAATTTCATTCCTTTGATAGCTGTTCTTAGTCCTCTTTCATCTGTGAAAGCTGCAATGTCGATTAATGACTGCTCTAATGATGTCTCATTTAAGTCAGCGTCAGTTGCTAATCTATTTTGCAAAAATCCACCTGATTGAAGAGGATGCTGAGTGTTGATTAAAGATACTCCGTCACCGCCTGGGTTTGTTCCCGCAGCACCAGCAGCAGCAAATGCGTTGTTTAAAACAGCCGCAGCTTTTACTTGCTTAGTGTTTGCCATTGAACGTGCAAGGGCTCTTGTGTATCTAGCAGATAATCTGTCATACAGGTTATCTTCAACAGCTTCTTCTGTAATTGAGAAAGCTAATGCAATAGTTTCGTGTGTGTACCTAGCTGTGAAAACTTCGTTCGCTGTGTCAAATGAAACACCAGCTCCCTCATTTTTAACAGGTGCACCAGCAAAACCAGCTAGCATCACTTCTTCTTCGAATGCACGATCTGAAGATTCAGAATCAAAGATCTCTTTGTCTTCATTATCATAACGTGCGTACTCCAAGCCAAACAGTGCGTTTAGACCTGGCTCTAACTCTTTAACGAGTTGTGCTCTTGATATCGCCATAGTTTAACTCTCCTTAGATACCAGCAAGATTACTTGAGTAAAAATGCTTATTAAGTTTAACTACGATATTTGCATTGTTAGCAGTTAAGTCAGAGTTCTCAGGATCATCTGATAGTCCAACGATTCTTACTGCTGTGTTTGCACCAGTTGAGAATGTTTCACTGTTAACTTGGGACTGGGCCGTTCCGGACCCTGTGTAACCGTCAGTCATGTTTACTACGTTTGCTGTTTCGCCAATGTTTGCTAGAGTCATCGCACCAGATACTTGAACTTCAAATAACTGATTTGGATCATCAATAACAAAAGCGCTAATGATACCATCATATGATGTAGTTGTGCTTGGAAAATAGTTAGACCATGTTGGTTTTGCAGAGGATATATCTACCCACTGTGCACCGTTAAACACACCTAACGCAATATCCGCAACACCACTTGCAACTTGAACAGTACCACCAGATACCATTTTCACAAGGGATCCTTGGAAAATATTACCTGAGTTTTCACCGTTCGCAATTGCATATCTAGTCTGACCATTTGATGATGGTGCAGAACCTTGCATACGAACAGCTCTAAAGCCGAAAGCTCCATTTTGGTTTGCCATGTTATACTCCTTTTAAAAGTATGGTTATTAAGTAAGTGCTACGTGTTGGTCTTTAAAAAAACTATTCGTCTTTAGAAGAACCACCGAACGTAACTTTAGTTTTTCGCTCTGGTCTATGTAATGGCATAGAAGGATGTTCGTCCTTAAAGAGATCGTTATCCACGGCATCTTGTTGCTCTTTGGATACTTTGTTGTAATAAGCATCACGTTGCTTTGCTATCTCTAAAGGCACCTTTGCCAATAATAATCCACCCACTGAAACTATACCTTTGTGTTTTCCTTCAGCTTCGGTTGGGAAATCAAAATCTGGATATTCGTCAGCTCGGACAAGTTCGTAACCTTGTCTAATTCGACCGATAACATTTTTGTTATCTTCATATCCTCGTACTGATTGCCTAATCCATCTGAATTTATAACCTTCAGGTGCGTCAGGGGTATCAAGCGTACTTGGTAGTTGCCATTCTTTTACTCGACTTTCGCTTTTCCTTGTGGAAGCAGATCTTGGTGTTTTATCTATCGTCATATTAATTACCTCTCTGTAACTTTAGTTTTTCCGACGCATATTGTTCGTTGGAAAGACCAAGTCGTTTTGCGATTGCCGCTTCTGAACTTGACAACTTAACTATGTTGCGTCCTGTGCCTCTGTTTCGACGTGCGCCTGCAACGGTTTGGACGGGCTGTTGCGTAGCGGATTCCTCTTGTGGAGAAACTTTTTCAAACTTATGAGGGAGATTATCTCTCATACGCTTATCTATCTCACTATAGTAGTAATCTGTTCGAGGATCAACCCCTTGATTAACTAATTCTTCGTGAAGTGCATAAGCAACGTTTGTCATAACTTTATCTGAACCAAACCATTCATTATC